CCTAAAAAATTCTCCGGGGGGATATTTTTATATTCCCTTTTAACATTTTAAAGTGTTTGGTATCGTTTACGAGGTATTAATCACATAAATTTGCTACTTTTTGCTCTCCTTTCTAGCTCTACGTGAAGGTCATAGGTATCCAAGTGATTAATACCTTCATAAATGGTACTAAACATACACAAAACTATAGAGAAAGGATGATGAAACATGGCTAAAAGAAAAATTGCAGTCGAAGAAATTAAGCCAAAACTAAGACCAGCAATAACAGAAGAAGCCAGAGAGCTACAAATGATCTCCTTAGCCATGGATCTAGTCGAAGAAAGATTAAGAAATGGCACTGCTTCTTCACAAGAAACTACACATTTCTTAAAATTAGGAACTCAAATGAAAAAATTAGAACTTGAAAAGATGAAAAAGGAGAATGAATTACTAGAAGCTAAAACTGAAGCATTAAAATCTGCTAAGAAAGTTGAAGAATTATATGCTGATGCGATTAAAGCTTTTGGAATTTATAGTGGTACAACAAAAGATGAAGAGTTATAACGAAGCAATGAGATATTCTACTTATGAAGAACGACTAGAATATTTAAAAGTTTATAGCCAAGTAGGTTATGAAACATTTGGATACGACAGATATTTAAATCAAGCATTATACAAATGTCCAGAATGGAAAAGTATAAGACAACAAGTAATAATGCGAGACAAAGGATGTGATTTAGCAGTTGATGGCTACGAAATACCATCTCATGCAATTGTTCATCACATAAATCCAATTACATTAGAAGATGTAAAGGAAAGAAATCCAAAAGTCTTTGATTTAAATAATTTAATATTAGTATCTCATAGAACACACAATGCAATACATTATGGTTCTAAGGGAGAAAGTCCAATAGCGACAGTTATTGAACGAAAAATGAATGATACAATTCCTTGGAGGTGATTTAATGGATGAAAGTATTTTAGATTCTGTGAAGAAATTATTAGGTGTTGCAATATGTAATACTGACTTTGATCAAGATATAATAATTCATATAAATTCCGTCTTATTTATCTTAAGTCAAATGGGAATTGTAAAAACCGATGACTTTGAAGTAGTAGATCAGTCAAAGTCTTGGAGAGAAATTCTTACTAGTGACCAATACAATTTATTTGCTGTAAAATCTTGGGTTGGATTAAAAGTAAGAATGTTATTTGACCCACCAACTTCTAGTATTTTAGCAGAAGCAATAGCCGCTAATCTAAAAGAGTTAGAGTGGAGAATTTACATTACTGAAAATTACATTGGTGAGATAGAAAGTGTATGGAGTAAGTAAAAGTTAAAAGGAGAGAAACAAAAATGGCATTATCTAATACTGCTGTCCCTACATACTACGGCAAGTTTAGAGATGCCGTAATAAAAGGTGAGATTCCAATTAACAAAGAGATTGAAATGCAAATGCAGTTAATAGACGATCTAATTGCTAATCCTGGAATCTATTACGATGATGAGGCTGTAGATGGTTTTATTAAATATTGTGAAGGTGAATTAACATTAACAGATGGTTCTGATTTAGAATTATTAGACACATTCAAATTATGGGCTGAAGATTTATTTGGCTGGTTTTATTTCGTAGAACGTAGCGTATTTGAACCAAATCCTTCAGGACATGGAGGACATTATGTTAATAAATATGTTAAAAAACGTTTACGAAATAAACAATATTTAATAATTGCGAGAGGCGCAGCTAAATCTATGTATTTATCCTGCATTCAAAGTTATGGTTTGTTAATAGATACATCAACAACGTATCAAGTAACAACCGCACCAACAATGAAACAGGCAGAAGAAGTAATGGCTCCGTTTAGAACTGCTATAACAAGAGCAAGAGGACCATTATTTAAGTTTATGACAGAAGGTTCACTTCAAAATACTACTGGATCTAAGGCTGATAGAGTTAAATTAGCATCAACCAAAAAGGGTATTGAAAACTTTTTAACTGGTTCAATGCTAGAAGTAAGACCAATGAGTATTAATAAACTTCAAGGTCTTAGAAGTAAGTATAATACAATAGATGAGTGGCTTTCTGGAGATACTAGAGAAGATGTAATCGGTGCAATTGAACAAGGTGCTTCTAAAGTAGATGATTATATTATAGTAGCAGCTAGTTCAGAAGGTACTGTAAGAAACGGACCAGGTGATACAATCAAAATGGAGCTAATGGACATACTTAAAGGAGAGTATGTTAATCCACATGTGTCAATCTGGTATTACAAACTCGATAATTTAGAAGAAGTTTCTAAACCAGAAATGTGGATTAAAGCAAATCCTAATATTGGTAAGACTGTAAGTTATGAAACTTATCAGTTAGATGTAGATAGAGCAGAAAAGGCTCCTGCTACAAGAAACGATATTTTAGCAAAAAGATTTGGAATTCCTATGGAAGGTTATACTTATTACTTTACATATGAAGAAACTTTACCACATAGAAAACAAAATTTCTGGAAAATGGCTTGTGCTCTTGGTGGAGACTTATCTCAAGGTGATGATTTCTGTGCATTCACCTTTTTATTTCCTTTAAGAGATGGAGCGTTTGGTGTAAAGACTAGAAACTACATTACATCATTAACATTATCTAAATTACCTCAAGCAATGAGAACTAAATACAATGAATTTATTCAAGAAGGTAGTCTTGTTGTATTAGAAGGAACAATTTTAGATATGATGCAAGTTTATGATGATTTAGATGCTCATATAATTAGTAAAGAATATGATGTAAGATGTTTCGGGTATGACCCATATAATGCAAGAGAGTTTGTAGAAAGATGGGAAGCAGAAAATGGACCATTTGGTATTGAAAAAGTAATACAAGGTGCTAAAACAGAAACAGTTCCTCTTGGTGAATTAAAGAAACTTTCAGAAGAAAGAATGTTAATATTCGATGAAAGTCTTATGACATTTGCTATGGGTAATTGTATTACTTTAGAAGATACAAATGGAAATAGAAAATTGTATAAAAAACGTTATGAGCAGAAGATAGACTCAGTAGCGGCGATGATGGATGCCTTTGTGGCATATAAATTAAACAAGGAGGCATTTGAATGAACCGTAATGACTGGTTAGAACACGCTAAGAAAGGTGTTCAGTGGAAAAATCATAAGTATACTGGATTTCATTATTCAAAATCTGGTAAAAAGGTTTATGAGTATCCAGGAGATACATATGAAGATGATAATAGAAGAATAGATAAACAAAAGTATAGAAATTATAACGACAATACTATATTTAGTAAAAATGGTGTAACTTTTATTAGAAACAAAAAGTCAAATGTTGAAAATGGATATGGAACTACTAGTTATGAATATGAAAAAAGAAACACAAAAACTGGCGCTGTAGAAAAAGGTACTGTAAAAACTACAGTTAAAAAAGGAAATACATGGTTTACTAAAAAAGTAACAATGAAAATTGGTAATTCCACTGTAACTGACGTTCGTACAGGTAAATTAAGACAATCAGCAGAAAAAGGAGCAAGCTGGTTAATGAACAAATTTAAAAAGAGGAAATAAGTTATGAGTAATAAAAGAGAATGGAAATCTCATAAGTATATTAAAAAATATTACAAAAATGGTAAACCTGTTTATGTTTATAATAATGGATCATTAGACAAAAGAAGAGATATTACAGATGTATATAAAGATGATTCCGATGAAGAAAATAATTTAATAGAAACTGGGTATAAAATTTCTGGAAAATCATTTAGAGTTGATAAAGATGGTTATGGAGAATATTCATATCGAGCAGATAAAGGAAAAGACTCATTATATAGTCACGATATAATACATTATAAACATAAAGTAATAAAAGGTAAAAGTCGGTTTACAAAAACTTATACTGAGAAATTTAGTACTGGAACTCTTTCTGGTAGTTCTAAAAGAATAACTAAAACTACTGAAATAGGAAAAATAACGCAATATGCTGAAAAAATTAAAAAAATATTAAAACAAAAAGGATGGATAAAATAATGAATAGTTATGAACTTTATCATCATGGAATACCAGGTATGAAATGGGGTGTAAGGCGTTTCCAAAATCCTGATGGAAGTCTTACAGAAGAGGGAAGAAGAAGATATAGAATTGTATCAGAAAGAAAAGAATTTCATAAGCAAAAGATTAAAGAAGGATTAAATACTACAATTATGTCTTCGGTTGCTTATGGTATATCAACATTATCTTCATATGCTGCAGCAGCATCATATGTAAGTAGTTTATCAAATACAGCATATTCTGCATTAGTTGTATCGGCAGCAGTAGCTAAAGGTGCAGCATTTGCATCTGGATGGGGATTAGCTTCTGTTGCAATAGGAACAGTAGGATATGTTTTAAATTCTAGAAAAAAGAGAAATTTAGAAAATTCTTTAAATATAGTAAAACAACCAAATTTAACAGAAGAAGAAATATTAAAAAGTAATGAAAAATATTACAGACGAAGAAATTATTTTTATAAAAAAATAAAAAATAAAAAGGGTAAATTAACAGATTCAGAATATTATCAATTAGAGAATTATATTCAGACTGACAGAGAATTACCAAGAAACGAAAAAGATCTAAAAACAGCAGAAGAAATGGAAAAGTATATGAAAGTAAGGAGGTAATTCATGAACTATAATTATGAACTTTATCACCATGGAATACCTGGAATGAAATGGGGTATAAGACGTTATCAAAATCCTGATGGTTCTTTAACTGATGCTGGTCAGAAAAGATACAATAAATTAGGTAGAAAAATAGAAAAACAAGAAAGAAAAATTCAAAAATGGCAAAAGAAAGCAGATAATAAAGAAAAAAGATATTATAAAGCTCAAAAGAAAAGAGATAAAGCAATTATATTAAAAGATAAGGCTTATAATCGATGGGGATATACTCAAGGTAAAAGAGCGAAGATGTTAGCTAAAGCTAATAGGTTAGAAGCCAAAGCTGATTTTTTAGAAAGAGGCGTTACTAAGCAAGAAGCTAAGATAAGAAAAGCACAAGCTATGATTAGAAAATATGATAGAAAAATGTCTAAAATAAATCCTA